GCAGCTTTATTGACGGGCTAATTAAGCACGTAGCGCGCGACGGTAGGATACACAGTCACATCAATCAGGTGCGTTCTGATCAAGGCGGGACAGTCTCCGGCCGCATTTCTATGAACAACCCGAACATGCAACAAATTCCGAGCCGTGACCCTACTATCGGGCCTTTGATCCGCAAACTGTTTTTGCCGGAAGAAGGTGAGCAGTGGGCGGCAATAGACTTCTCGCAGCAGGAACCACGCATCTTGACTCATTATGCCAAGGTGTTTGGCGACTACCGTAAGTTAAACATGCCCGGCGTCGAGGAGTTTGTTAAAGCGTACAACGAAAACCCCGACATGGATTTCCATACCATGGTAGCTGAGATGGCGGACATCCCACGTAAACAGGCCAAGGTAATTAATTTAGCGATGATGTACGGAATGGGGGCGCAGAAGTTGGCGGTGCAGTTAGACATTACGTTAGAGGAAGCCAAGGCCCTTGTTAAGAAGTACCACAACCGCGTTCCTTTTGTTAAAGGACTGACCCAGGGCATACAGAGGCACTTAGAAGATCCACGCTCTCCGGGCTCTATACGAAGCATCAAGGGGCGTAAGTGTCGGTTCGACTTGTGGGAGCCCGATAGCTTTGAAATGAACAAGGCCATGCCTTACGAAGAGGCTGCCGCGGCCTACGGACCAACGACCAGGCTCAAGCGTGCGTTCACGTACAAGGCCCTAAACAGGCTCATACAAGCCAGTGCTGCGGATATGACTAAACAGGCCATGTTGGACTGTTACCGGGCAGGGAAGACGCCTATGTTGCAAGTGCATGATGAACTGGCGTTTAGCGTTAAAGATAAAGAAGAAGCTCAAAATCTATCTAAAATCATGACTAGCGCAGTAGAGCTGGTTGTTCCAAGCAAATGCGACATAGAAATGGGGCTTAATTGGGGAGAATTTGTTGAAATTACTGAGTAATATTATATAATCTCATACAGTAAGGACTTAGGAGAATGAAATTGGATACAAACAAATGGAAATCCGTACTTCTTCCTCGCGAAGTGTACGATCAACTTTACGTAGTATCGAAAGTAGAAGGTCGCACGCTTAGTGGGCAACTGCGTTTGATCTTTGATTATTGGGTTAATGAAAACCTTTCGCAAAAAGATCGAGCATATTTGTTAGAGCAAATGGAACAAAAAAGAATAGACGAGGGACGTCCTCGCCCGGAGTTTACAATATGATAAGTTCGATAGAACAGGGTCTTCGGGAGGCCCTGCTTAAAGTTAAAAAAGAAATGGATACAGGTGAAGTGTACAAAGAAAGCATGACCAAAGCTGAAATCTGGGCTGAGATGAAAAAATTACAGCAAGAGATTAATAAAAGTGAAAATAACAGTAACGATTGAGTTAGAAGAAGAAGATTTACAATTAACCTTAGAAGCTTTAGAAACTCTAAAAGATCTTAAAATGCAACTCAATGAAGAGTATCCTGTTCGGCGTTCCAATCCATCCAAATCAAATAAAGATTAGATGGGTCAAATTTATCTGAACACTCCATACACAACAACAGCTCTACAACAGGCTGTTCGTCTCCCCAATCGTCTTCCATTTCAATACACGCCAAAAACATACGTTTGCATTTAGAACAGGAAAAAACTTGTTCTTTAGCTTCGCAATCTTCGTCCTCGGTATAACCAGTCTCGTATTGTGTCCACAGGAATGTCATAGCGTTCGGCTATCCATTTAATAGATCGTTTTTCTATTTCTCTAGCATAACGAACAGTTTTAACTATTTCAAAACTATATTTTGAATTGGTTTCAGTTTTCATGTTACCTCCTATTTAAAACACAAATAATATAGTAAAAAGATGTGAACTACAACTTGATTCAGCTTTATTTATAATATAATATGTGGGTTCACTAACTAAGGAGCAGACATGAAAGATTTAAAAACATTGTTAAATCAAGATATTACAGAAGAAGGTGCGGTAAAGGAACTTTACACCAAAATTTGGAAACAAGACCTACGTTCTTTGGCAATAATAATAAGCGAACATATAGAAGATCCGGAGGATATGCTTAAAAAACTAGCGTCTTACGTGCAAATAGCTCGAAATGTAGGATTCAAAGACGAACGTGTAAAACATTAAAAACTGCATAAGTTTTTGTATTTAGACTTTTGTTGACTATTTAAGTAAGACAATTTACCTTTAAATTTCCTTGAGTAGTAGATTACCCCGTGGTGTCCACAAAACCCACGGGGTTTTTTTTGCCCGGTAACCTGCCAATTTTCATTAAGATGGTTTATTAGCTTTAAACATTTGTCGCAGAAAGTATTGGCTTTAGTCGCTCGAATGATGGCGTTACAGGACTCGCAAGGCTTTTGATTAGTTATTACCGGATTTTTCATATTAACCACTTGTCATTTAATATTTTATAATTAGCTTGGTGGGCCTTTTGAATATCTTCTTTGCTTTGCCCGTGATAAGCCACCGCTAGGTTTTCTGAAATTAACGTTTCGTTGATAGACGTTTTTTCGGTTAAGTAAATTATTCCCAGGAATCTTCCAAACTTACCTTTCTCTTTGGTTTCAAGTTTGTAGGTTCCTCCGACGTGAAGTGCGTCCTCGACAAACTCTTTTGCCAAGAATCCGGCAGCTTTCTCTGTAGCATCTCGCGTGCGGCATTCTGGAGTATCAACACCAAAAAGACGTATGCGCTCGCTACAACGCCAAGTACCAAACCCAAGATCCACATCAACGTCAACAGTGTCGCCATCTACGACTCTCCTAATTTTGCAATTATATTGATACATTTTCGTCTTCCTGTTTAAAACCCACCTCAATGTGGAAATAGTATTTTTGCATTCGGGATTTAGGCATGACTTTAAATTTGTCGTTTTTACGCCTAATTATGTAAATCCTTTTTTCGGTTTCCGCGCACCACGTCGCTTCTTCTAAGGCTGCGCACAGCGTGTCAAAAAACATGTTAAAAAGGTATGTCTTTATCAAAATCGCCCGCGGAGGCGGAAGGCTTAGGCGCTGTAAATACTTTGGGCTTTACCGAAAGACTCATGAACTTTTTACCGCTGCCCTTGGCTTCTTTTATCCAGGCGTTAATCCAGTACTCTTGCCCTTCTACGTTGATGTTTCCGTTGTAGTCGGAATGCTTCTCGTTTTCCTTGCGCTCGTTTTTAAACAATGCGCCCCGGTTCCTGTCGTCGTAATCAGGCATTATCATCTATTCCTTTCATTTTATTCTTCGGTTGTGGTGTAATTATTTTTACTTTAACTTATTATAAGATTGCATACAAATGAAGACAAGAGATTTTATTGTTTATCCCGAATATAACCTCAAACAACATCAACAGAAAAAACTCGACCAGGACATCGCGACGTTTTTAAAGGCTGGGGGACAAATACAATACATCCCCGTTGGAGAAACACGCGATTTCGGCATCAACGACAACGACTACAAGAAAATACTCCGAGCAAAAAAAGATAACTAACGCTCTACGAAGAACAGATGATTGCCAAGCTCACGCGTCACCCTCATACCAGAAGACCAATTAGGGGCCACCTGGCGCGTGTGGTAGTGCGTGGCACCGCCTACTATGTCCAAGGTCATCGAAAGCCCTGCAACACGCATTGCCTTCATCCAGGCGCGATCGTCAAATACATACTCAGGCTTTCCATCGCAGTAAAATGAGAATTGGCACTTGTGCCGCACAGGTAGACCCGCAGACCACGGCCCCTGCTTCACAACAGCACAGGCATCACTCGGGTATCGCGCGTCACGGACACGGTTTAACACTACGTTGCCCACGGCCCACTGGCCAAGAGAGCTTTCGCCTCTGGATTCGAAGTAAATGGCCAAGGCTATACACATAAGCTGTTCCATGGGGGCAGAGCCTACTACAAAACACCTCTTTGTATATATAGGAATTAAATTAGAAAAAATAAAAAAAAATAAAAAATAGGCGTAACCGGTGTAACCGGTGTAACTATGGGCTAGAGGCCCCGTGTTCTGGGGACTTTGGTGGTTACACTAGGGCTACACTAGTTACACTAGTAGGTTTAGAGCCAAAATCTGTTATATACGAATTATATTGGTTTTTTTTTTTTTTCATTTCATCTC